TTTGTTGGATGAAAGGCGGTGCATAGTATGCTGGAGCCATGGACAAATGAGCTTACATCTTCCATGCTGCCTGATGGGATATGTAAGAGAATCGCTGAGGAAATCGGAGCGGACAATCTTCTAAAATTGGCTGTGCTGGTTGGTGGCTCAACCTTTTATATGCCCCAAGCTGAAAGCATTCTGCGCCCGCTCAGAAATCAGAAAATCAAAGAGGCATATAACGGTTACAACATCCCTGAGCTTGCAGAAAGATATGGCGTTACCCAGCGGCTTGTTCAGGAAATTGTACGGCAGAAACCATCTTACCCCACATCTGACTAAACAGGAGGTCAAACCAAATGATTATCAACAGCGGCACAATTCGGGAGGCGTTCCAGAGCTTCAACACCGTGTTCAACAAAGCGTTCCATAAAATGGAGGCGCAGTACCCCCGCGTGGCTATGGAGGTTCCCAGCGAGACGCGGGACGAAAACTACGCATGGCTGGGAGCTGTCCCCTCCATGCGGGAGTGGATTGGTGACAGGGAAATCAAAAACCTGGCCGCCTACGGCTACACCATCCGCAATAAGGACTTTGAAGCGACTGTGACTGTTCCCCGGAACGATCTGGAGGATGACTGCATCGGCGTCTACAAGCCTGTGTTCCAGGATTTGGCCTACAGTGCCCGGAAGCACCCGGACAAGCTGGTGTTCGGCCTGTTCCCCCGTTCTTTTACGGAGAAGTGTTTCGATGGCAAGCCCTTCATCAGCGATGACCATACCCCTGCCTTTGCTGGACATAAGGCCAAGGCGCAAAGTAACAAAGGAACTTACAAACTTGTACCGGAAAGCTACGGGGCAGCTCGTACTCAAATGATGTGTCTGGTGAACGACCAGGGTGAAGTGATGAATATCGTCCCTGATCTGCTGGTAGTTGCCCCTCAGAAGGAGGCTATCGCCCGGACTATCCTTATGGCGAATGAAATTCACCAGGAGGTCAACATCTACAAAGGCACCGCTGAGCTGCTGGTAGTACCGGAGCTGGCCGCTAACCCGGAGCAGTGGTTCCTGCTGTGTACCAAGCGGCCCGTCAAGCCCTTTATCTTCCAGCTCCGCCGCAGGCCGCAGCTTGTCGCTAAGGACAGCCCCAGCGATGACAATGTTTTCTTTAGTAAAGAATTCATCTACGGTGTGGATGCCCGCTACAATGCCGGGTATGGCCTGTGGCAACTTGCCTTTGGTTCCACCGGCGAAGCAGATATGCCTACTGGGGAATAAGGAGGAGCCATGGACATCAAGTATATTTTTCTGAGCAACTCCCTGCCTTTTGAAGAAAGCGGCTATAGCCCCCAGATGTCCCGCAAGCTGGTAAAACTACTCCCTTTGGGACTGGTTCACAGTACAAAAGGGGATTTTCTGGTGGATCATGAATCCTTTCGATCTATCCGCAATAGATTCATGGAGCGTCAGCTTCAAATCCCTATTGATTATGAACACCAGACTTTACAGGATGTGCAGGCCCCAGCAGCAGGTTGGATCAAGAATATCGTGCTGAGAAACGATGGTATCTATGGTGATGTGGACTGGACAGATCGGGCAGCAGATTACCTGAAAAATCGTGAGTACCGATATCTGTCACCCGTTATTCAGATTCAGAGAAATACGCGACGGGCGGTTGAGCTCCACTCTGCGGCCCTCACCAACACCCCCGCCATTGATGCCATGTCGCCCATTGCCTGTACTGATAAGCCTAACGAAGGCGAGGGCAGCGCAGAACAGGAGAACATAGAGGACGGCAGCAAGGGCACCTTGGCGGAGCTGGCAGCACTTTTGCAGCTTGACCCGTCCGCCACCATAGAGGATGTCTATCAGGCCGTCGCTGCTTTGCTGGAAGGGCAGGAAGCTCTAAAGCTCAAAGCAGACGCTTATCAATTTGAGATTGCCCGAACAAAAGCGGACGGTGTTGTACTGGAAGCGATGAAGGCCGGGAAGATACTTCCCTTCCAGCGCGACTGGGCGTTCCAGTCTGCAATGGATGACATGGACAGTTTCAACCTTTGGCTCAAGACCGCGCCACAAGTTGTACCTATGGGTGAGGTTTGCCCCGAGAATCTTTCCCAGACACAACGCCATCGTTCCAGGGCTCACGAGCTGATGGGGCTGTCTACTGAGGATATCACAAAATACGGGAATGTCTAATAGGAGGTTTTGACCATGGATTTTGAGAAAGTCGGCGGTCACAATGCCGCCGTCCGAGGATACATCCTCCGTATGCTGGTGAAGGGCTACCATAACACTCTGGCCGTCCGCCGCGTCTCCAACTGCCTTGTCCGGGACGGGCTGGTTTCTGACCCGGATATTTGGGAGCACTTGAAATACCTCTATGATATGGGCTTCATCGAGTTCACCAACAGGAAGATCACACCCGACACAGCCTATGAGCAGGACGGTGTGGCACGGTTAACCACGAAGGGCGTTCGTTTTATTGAGAACGGCGGCGACCCGGAATCGGGGATTGATTTGTGATGGGTAAGCCCAGAAAGCCGCGCTCAGACGCAAAGATGTATCAGCTCCCCAAGGCTGTCCTTGATGAAGTCAACGAGCGCATTATGATTTATAATATGAGCTATTCAGATATCATTGCATGGCTTGCAGGGCAAGGCTACAAAATCAGCCGATCATCGCTGTCCCGCTACGCTTTCAAGGTGGTCGAATCAGCACAGCGCATTGCGGATGACTTGGAGAAAACCAAGCATATCATTGATGTTATCGGCAGAAACCCCGACCTGGATACCACCCAGGCCACCAGCGCCATCCTCAAAAGCGGACTATTGCAGAAGATTTCCTCCGCTGAGGAAGAATTCAACGATATGCCGATAGAAAAAGCGGGGCGTTTGTTCGTCCAACTTATTAAAGCCGATGCTGATCGTAAAAGGACAGACTACATCACCAAACGGAAAGCGGAGCTTGCCCTTGACCAGATGGAGGCAGACTTACTGGCCCAGATCAGGCAATATCCGGATTTGACCTCACAGCTAAAGGATGTACTCAATCAAGCCCGTACCCGGATAATCGGCTCGGAACTCGAATAGAGCACAGCAGCGGCCCGTCTCTATCTTATGAATGAGGCGGGCCGCTATGCATACTTATTCCATTTTGCGTCCAGTTATTCCTGTTTAAATATCGTTTAATTGCAGATAAAACCGCCTCTTTCAAGGTACCCCAGTTTCGTTTTGTGTGTCCCATGACAGCTTTTTAAGACCGAGGATAAAAAGCGTTGTACTGTATGCGGCACGTTCTTTGTATCAAAGTCAAACAGCGTCAAATACTGCCCGGACTGCCGCAAGCGTATCACGAACAGACAGGCAGCGGAGCGCATGAGAAAACGACGCGCCCTTGTTACGCGATAAGGGCGAAAATAGCCTTGATTTACAGGGCTTGCAGCGCGTGAAAATCACTTAGGCGATACAGAATACCTTTTCCCTTAAAAACAGCTTTCTACTGCGTAACATACCAAAATCAGCACCCACAAAAAGACAGGGCGCGGGAGGTCATTACTGGCTTTCCACGTCCTGTCTTTTTTTGCGCCTGTTTATCCGCGCTCTGTTTCCTTGCCCCGTTCCGGCTGCTTTCCTGTCTGCAAAATGCTGTCTATGTTCTGCTTGATAACGTCATATTCCCGGACTTTCTTTTTCAGCTTGCCATAATCGGCGTAAAGGGCTTCTTTCTGCGCTTGGAGTGCTTCATATTCCTTTTGCAGCGTGGCGGGATTGGGGAGCTTTGTAATGCCCGCCGTTTTGAGTGCCTTTGCCGCAGCTTCATGGAGGATAATATCGCGCTCATGTCCGGCGCGGTATCGCTCTTTGTTCTTTGCCTTGCGGTATGCGTCATAGACAGGCTTTGTCTTTTGATAAGTGGCGACGTGCTTCATCAGCACCGCCATATCTGCAAGCCGCTTTTCAACGCCCTTTAATACGTCTGCCGCCTGTTCGCTTTCTGCCGCCACTTCCTCAATCCGGCTGACTAAATCCGCGTACTGTTCAATCTTATTCTCCGTCAAGAAATTCATGGTCTTAGCTGCCTGTTTCAGATTGTGGATTTTCGCCCAGTGTTCATAGCCTTTGCTCTGCGCCGCCTTGATACTGTTTTCAATGTCAATCAGCAGGCTAACGCCGCCGCGATCTGCGCGGGGAGCTTTCGCAGCGCGGGCGCGTTTGCCCTCTATGCGTTCCCTTATGGCTTCCTCTGTATAGTCTGCGCCGAGGGTTTTAAGACGGGTAAAGCGTTCCTGTCCGGGAGCGCGGCAGGACACATATTTTCCCGGCTTTATCTCATAGCCCGCAGCTTGCAGCCGTTGTAACAATTCCTCAAAACTGGACACTTGGGGAATGAGTGCGTCAACGGCGATTTTCAGCTTGCCTTTCCAACTGGTTCCCGTTTTTTCCTCTTGATACTCTGCATAGCTCTTTCCCTTGTTTCCCTTTTTCGGGACAATGACGGATAAGCCGTTTTCCCGGCACAGCCTGTCGCTCATGTTCCGTATGCCGTAATAACTACGCTTATTGGAATTATACTTGTGGTGGTCTACAAAATTGACCGCGCAGAAAATAATGTGATTATGGACGTGTCCTTTGTCAATGTGCGTCGTCAATACATACTCATGCTGCCCTTTTGTTACCGCGTCGGCAAGCTGCTTTCCGATTTTGTGGGCGGTTTCATAATCCACTTCCCCCGGCTCAAAGGACTGTATCAGATGAAAGGCTAAATT